CCTTTTGCCGTTTGAGATACATATCCTTACCATAGAAAAACCATTCCCGAAGAGCTCCGGAAATATTAGAAATACACTGCTCACGGTTTGTAACGCTTTTGGACTTAAGCACACTATGTAAACTCTTAAAAATAGACATTTCATCCAGCAAGCCTACATAACATCCAATATCCTCATTGTATGCATTTTTCCGCTTCAAAAAGTCTGCCTCCCCGTCCAACATGAAAGGTTTCGGTTTTGACTCTTTATCAGGCATGGTAAACATAATATCATGCTCCCTCAACCATTGTGCAACACTAACATGGTTAAAAAAGCCATGTGAAGCTCGCACTGATCCCTTGACATCATCTCCATAAGTCATCAAGGCGACATTATTCCGGAAATTTGTATCTCTTGAAAACCATAGAGATTCATAAATGCCGAAAAATGCACACCTCAAAATCAAACTGTTGCCAACACAGTTGATGTAGACCGTCAAATTCTGTCCAGATGGATTTGAACCAAAAAACATGACTAAATCCCCATTATACGCAACCAATGGTGCTACCAGATCACTGACCAAACCTTGCATGACCTGAATATCTCTCTCGCTATAACCCATTGCCACAGCTAAGGTCAACAACACATCAAATACAGCAAGAGTGATTTGCATTGGTAAACGCAAATCAAATTTGCTGTAATCTCCAGCAAAAATACGGTTCTTACCAAATTTCATCATATGTGTGGATAGTGTATGCCACTCTGGTCCATGTGCATTGACCCCTACTGCACATTCGGTTAGCAATGGAAATAATGACAAAAACCGCGCAATAGGTAAGAAATACATACGCACTCCCAATTGTAAAACCAAAGGCGCTGCTTGGAAAACTCGAACCTTATCCTTTGTGGCTTTGGTAGGTTCATCCTTCAGTGAAGCTTTGAAAATCGGATAATGTCGAACATCCATCAAATAGTTCTCTTCCATCCGATCAAACTCTCTCCAAAACATGGGATCCAATCTCTTATAATCTTGATAAACCCCTTCCATGTCAACATCATTCGACATATACTGTTCTTTAGGCCCAACTAATGGAAAACCCGTGGCAGTATTTGACTTAATGGCATCAATAAAACGCACCCCTGGAATACCACATATTGTTTCATCACGCGTCAGCGGCCGGGATGGAAAATAATCAAAATTCTTCAACTTCGACACTAGTGGTGTAGCATAATCATCGATGGCCTTCCTTAACAACTTTCCAGGGAATCCAATGGCTGGGCGTGCTGTAATCTCCAATGATTCTTGCCAAGGCCGCCATCGTTGTGGTGCAAACTTGGGTGGTCCCCACTTATTTTCCACACCGCAAATACGTGCAACATCGGTTGATATAACGGTAGTTTCAACCTTTGAAACATTCGTCGATCTACCAATAACTGAACCAAATACTTCAATATGGGCATCAGGACTCAAATAATTGCATGGGCTTTTGGGGTGTAACATACAACCCTCAAAGAATTCCACTCCATACTGGTTTGTCAATAGCGTGCCTTCACACGCTACCTTCACAACCCCAGGAATCGCACACAATTTATCGATCAAGGAGGAAACAACACATTGATCCAAACTCACGGCTCCACCATTATACATTTTTCCCCCTAAATGAATACCTAGAATAACGTTTTGTGAACTACGACTAATCAAAGGTGCTCCACACAATCCCTTGAAAGTTTTATCTCGCAATACATAATGATATCCTGGAAATTGCATCTTATCAGTGATAACGTTACCTTGTTGCGCATATGTGGGAGATTGATGCACAACTCCATCACTGTCTCGATACAACAGAAAGCTTTCGCAGCTGCGGTAGGGTTCAACTTGGAAATACGGACACAAATCGCGAAAATTAGGACTATTGGACACATAACAAAGTGCACAATCATGTTCTTCACTGCTCACTGTATACTCACTACTAATGTGCGTTTTGAATGAAACACCATTGTCACCCTTTCCACGCAGTATCTCCAACACAAAATCACTCCGTGAATACTTCACGAAATGAAATGGAAGCAACAACATATTGCTACGCACGAAAAGACCAACAGTAAAATGCCGCTTTCCTGCCAGAATTGTCGATACATAAACTACATTACGGGAGACAACATTGCATAATTCCATACTTGTCATCGTCCGCGTTGTATCATTAATAGGCAATGGTGACAAGGAAACTTGCTTCCAAGGATTTTCTTATGCATCTCTTGCGGCAACCTCTTCAACCGTCTGGGGATCCAAAC